TATGAACAAACCAATAGGTGTTGTTGAGTCTGCAAAGATAGATCCAGAAACAAAGCGCGGTTTTGCTAAAATTCGCTTCTCTCGCAATAAATTCGCTTCTGAAGTCTTAGAAGACGTTAAAGATGGTATTTTACGCGGAATTTCTTTTGGTTATCAGATAAATGATATGGAAGAAATGGAAGATGGGATGCGAGCTTCTAGCTGGAGTGTACACGAATTGTCGGTTGTAACTGTTCCGGCTGATCCAACAATTGGTTTTGGAAGAAGCTTGATTACACCCTCACAAGGCAATAGTATTACTATGGAAGATAACTCCCCTCTTGAGGAGGTACGTTCTGCGGTTGAATCCGCATCACCCTCGGTTCAAACTATGGAAGAATCAACAAAAGAAACTGCGGTTGATACGGCTCCAGCCGTTGAGATCGACATCAAAGCCGAAGTACAACGTGCTATTGATGAAAACAATGCTCGTACAGCATCAATCACTTCACTATGTCGTGAGTTCGGAAAGTATGGAGCAGAAGAGCTTGCTGACACACTTATAAAGGGTAATAAAACACCCGAAGAGGCAAAAGCAGCTATCCTCGATCTTGTTAAAAACAAGGCAGAGGTTCGTAATACACCTATTCGTTCTACTGACATGGCAACAAATGAAGTTGGCTTAGAGCCAAAAGAAGTTAAGAGATTCTCATTCTTGAGAGCTTTAAATGCTTTAGCAAATCCAACAGATCGTATCGCTCAAGAAGCAGCAGCTTTTGAGAGAGAAGTATCTGAGGAAGCATCTAAGAGATATGACAAGCCAGCAAACGGCATCTTAGTTCCTAACGAAGTTTTAAAAAGAGACTTAAACGTAGGTACAGCAACTGCTGGTGGTAACTTAGTTCCAACAGAATTACTTGCTGGTTCATTTATTGACATTCTTCGTAAGAGAATGGCTGTTATGGCAACAAACCCAACAATGCTTACAGGATTGTCTGGTAACGTGGCTATCCCCAGAATGACCTCAACATCGACTGCTTATTTCGTTGGTGAATCCGGCGCTCCAACTGAGAGCCAACAGGCGTTTGACCAGGTCAACATGACACCTAAGACGGTTGGTGCTTTTGTTGACTACAGCAGAAGACTTCTTCTTCAGTCATCTATTGATGTTGAGTCAATGATCAGAGATGATATTGCGAAGGTTATTGCTACTAAGCTTGATAACGCAGCAATCTACGGTTCTGGTAGTTCTAACGAGCCTCTTGGAATTAAAGATACAACTGGTGTAGGTACACAGACAATTAGTACATTCGGTACTTTTGCTGAGTACATCGGTATGGAGACAGACGTTGCAGCAGCTAACGCTGATGTAGCTAATATGTTCTACCTAATAAATGCTTCTGCTAGAGGTGCATTGAAGTCAACAGAAAAAGCTTCAAACACAGCGCAGTTCGTGTTTGAGAACAATGAAATTAATGGCTATCCAGCTATTGTTTCTAACCAGCTTGCAAACAACGATGTACTCTTCGGAGACTTCTCACAGTTTGTTATTGGTATGTGGTCTGGATTGGATCTCACAGTTGATCCTTATGCAAATGCAACTGCTGGTAGCGTAAGAATAATCGCGTTACAAGATGTCGACTTCGGCGTTAAACAGCCTGGTGCATTCTGCTTCGGAACATAATATGAAGCTTAAATTGCTACGCTCAACAATGATTGCTGGAGTCCCTACGGACTCTGGTTCTCTTGTTGATGTGGAGCAACATACTGGTGAGTATCTGATTAATGTTGGAAAAGCAGAGCTTGTTGTTGAAACTTGTGAAGCACCAACACCCAGTACAGAACCAGTTGTCGAGCAAGAGCCTACCGATAGTCACGAAGTTGACTTTTCTCAAATGACAAAAGCCCAGCTTGAAGTTTACGGAAGAACATTAGGACTTGAACTTGATAAACGACATAACAAAGCTGATCTAATTGTTGAATTAGAAGAAGCAATCTCAATTATGGAGGAATCTTAAAATGTCTGTTATCCAACAGAACCTAGAGAAGTTAACTGTTGTTGCTGGTGTTGCGACTGCTGCTGTAACAAGCACAGCTACATCAAGTGCAATAGATTTACTTGAATATGATGGTGATGTAATGCTAATTCTGGATAGTGCTGCTGGTGGCGGTTCTTCTCCTACATTAGACATTAAACTAACTGAATCAGATGAAACAGGTGGTACATACACAGATTTATCTGGTGCTACTTTTACACAAGTAACTGGTTCTGCTTCAATGCAAACACTTGCAATCAATAAAGATTCAAGCAAGCGTTTTATTAAGATTGTGCAAACAATCGGTGGATCATCCCCAACATTTACTTTTAGTATCAATTTGATTGGTCTTAAAAAGTACGGCTAAATATATAGCCCTCATTAGAGGGCTTTTTTCTTATGGCTTTTACAGAAGATATAAATACATTCTTTGGAGATTTTTCAGAGGATGTTTTTTATGACAATGCAACTTATAAAGGTATTCTTGAACAACCTGATGAGGTCATAGCTGATGGTGTTGTAATGACAACTGATTATGAACTAACAGTAAAAACTGGTGACCTTGGTACTTTGGCTTTTGATACACAAATAGAAGTAAGTAAGGTGAAATATAAAGTAAGAAATGTAAGAAAGATAGATGACGGTACTTTATGTAGAATATCTTTAACTAAGGTGTAATATGGCTACAAAAAGGGAACAAATATTAGCAAAAATAAAAACAAATTTAGCTGGTACTACTGGTGTAGGAACTAGGATATATAGGTCTAGGGCTGAAGCCTTTACAAGGACAGAAACTCCAGCAATAATTTTAGAGCCAATAAGCGATACTCCTCAAGACACTACTAGTCTTTATAACTCAATCACACATGAACTAAGAGTTCGTATAACTGTAGTCGCTAGAGGTTCAGTACCAGATAGTACAGCAGATCCTACGATTGAAAGTTTGCATACTAAAGTTTTAACTGATCCAACACTTGGAGGTCTATCTATTGATATCAGACCATCAACAACATCATTTGAAATTTTAGAAGCAGATGAAGCCGCAGGGGTTATTTCTTGTGAATTTGATATTGAGTATCGAACTTTATATAACAGTTTAACTACATAGCGATGATGTATTGTGAAGCCTAACAACCCTGATTGATTACTATGAGTAATGAAATCCCAAACGAGGGTGGAACTTACATTCTCAACCCTAAAACTGGCGAGCGTAAGCTAGTTCAACAAACAAAACAAGCAGAAATCCTTACTGAGGTAATTACAGATGGCACAACTGACAAGGAAGAGAGTAATTCTGATTGAAGCAGAAAGCTCATACGGAACTGATCCAACACCAGCAGCTACAGACGTAGTTTTAGTAACTGATCTTAGTATTACACCACAATCAAGTGATGTGGTTAATAGAGATGTTGTAAGACCATATCTTGGATCATCACAACAGCTATTAGCAAACACTAGAGTTGAGTGTACATTCAGCGTTGAGTTTGCTGGTAGTGGCCAGGCTGGAACAGCCCCAAGGTATGGAAGTGCGCTTAAGGCGTGTGGCCTTTCGGAAACCGTAGCGTCTGGAACCAGTGTGACCTACGAACCAATCTCAGCTAGTTTTTCATCTGTTACTATCCACTACAACGTAGATGGTGTAAGGCATATTGTTACTGGTTGTCGAGGAAATGTTGCATTGTCAGCCGAGGTTGGCGCAATCCCAACCCTCGATTTTACTTTTACCGGAATATACAACCCTCCAACAGATTCAGCTTTGCCTTCTGTTACCTATGGAAACCAAGCAACACCATTAATATTTAAAAATGGAAATACAAGTAGTTTTGCATTATTAAGTTTTGCTGGTGCGCTTCAAAGTTTAAGCTTTGATATTGGTAATTCAATTGTGTATAGAGAGCTTGTTGGAGGTACAAAAGAAGTTCTTCTCACAGATAGAGCAGCAAGTGGATCAGTCACTATAGAAGCACCGACAACTTCACAAAAAGATTATTTTGCTGCTGCTTTAACAGATACCTCTCTTGGTAACATACAAGTTACACATGGAACGGCTGCTGGGAATATCTGTAAGTTTTCAAGCACTAAAGTAGATATTGGTGATGTTAGTTATGGAGAAATGGATGGAGTTAATATGCTTGAGATTCCATATACATTAGTTCCAAGTTCAGCTAATGATGAGCTAACATTTTTGTTCACTTAACTTTTAGTTAGATAAGAGCTAGAGTGTAGAAGTATATTTATTTCTACACTTTATGACTTTTGTAAGAAAAAAGAACAAAACTTTTAAATGGCCTGTTGTTGTTCGTGAACCAAGCGAAACTGATGCTGGAGTTTATGAAGAGAATGAATTTGTAGCTATCTTTAAAAGATTAAAGGTAAGCGAATATCAAAATGCAGCAGAAAATAAAACAGAGTTTGAAATGCTAAAAATGATGTTAGAAGGTTGGGAAAATATGAAAGAAGAAAATGGAGATGATATACCTTTTAATAACCAAAATTTAAAAGATATGATGGAGGATGCTTATTGGTTGAGAGCAGTATCAGAATCTTATACTAAATCTTTAATTGACGAAAAAGTAAAAAACTAAAAGAGGCAGTTCTTTATTGGTTAGGCTCTGGTAAAGAAGTTATAGATGACACCAAAGATGATGCAAAAACATTTGGTTTAGAACTGCCGAAAGAAAAACAAGAAAAAAAAGATAAAAATTTTGAGATCTACGAGGATAATTGGGATGCAGTTATGATTTTTTGTAATATGCAGACACAATGGACTACTTCTTTCGGAGGTTTTGTAGGATTAAGATATGAGGTTCTTTTAATGCAAGGTGGTATGTTTGACCTTTACAATATTACAGATAGGCGTAAAATCTTAGAAGAGCTACAAATTATGGAAGCGGCTGCTTTGAAAGAACTAAACAAGGAAAAGAAATAATATGGCTGCTATAGGTGGTAACACAGTTTCAACTTTAAAGATTGAATTTCAAAAGCAAGGTGATACTGCTGTTACATCAGCTTTTAAAAAATTATCAAGAGAAGCAAATGGTTTACAAAGAAATTTTAAGACTCTTAGTGATAAAGGTATTAGACAAGTAAAAGCTGGTTTTGATTCTTTAAGACAAGGATCAGCAAATAGTATTCAATCTATGAGAGCGCAGAAAAATGCTCTTATGGGATTGCGTGATATGGCCGATGTCACCGGCTTAGAATTTAAACAGTTAACTGCTGATATTGGAAAATTAGATGCACGAATGCGTCAAGCATCTATGGGTGGTGGTGCTGGAGGTTTGAGAGGAAGATTAGGTGGGCTAGCAAAAGGCGCTGGGGCGATAGCTGCTGGTGGTATTTTTGGTGGGCCAGAAGGTGCTATTGGTGGTGCTATTGGATTAAAAATGGGTGGGCCAGCCGGTGCTGCTGTTGGTGCTGCTGTTGGTGCGCAAGTTGGAATGGTTAGACAGCAAATTTCAACTATTGCGGAATATGATGCTGCTTTAGAATTACAAAGAAAAGCATTGAAGCTAGTTATAGCAGACACTAACCAATACACTAAATCACAAAAATTTTTAGCAGATACTAGTAAAAAATTAGCGATTCCACAGGATGTAATTGTCAGACAATTCACATCTTTAACTGCTTCTGTCAAAGGTGCTGGTAAAGAAACTGCTGATGCAGAAAAAGTATTTAAAGCAATTGCTGCTGGTATAAGAGGTACCGGTGGTTCATTAGAAGATATGAAGGCCGCTATGCGAGCGACTAGCCAGGTATTCTCAAAAGGCAAAGTATCAGCCGAAGAATTAAGACAACAGCTCGGCGAGCGTTTGCCTGGCGCATTTACTTTGTTTGCTGAGTCTATGGATAAAACTCCAGCAGAATTAGATAAAGCATTAGAACAAGGAAAAGTTACTCTTGATGACTTTATGAAATTTGCTGAAAAGCTATTTTCAACTTATGGAGTTAATGCAGAAATTCTTGCACAAGGCCCAGAAGCTGCTGGTGATAGATTAAAAAAAGAAATGTCAGATTTAAAAGACGAATTAGGTGATATTTTAAGGCCAATGGGAGCAGAATTTCAAAAATTTGCAGCAGAAGCAATTGGAGCTTTTAACCAAGTAGTAAAACGTGCCAGAAAATTTCAGGTTGAAATGATTGAAGAAAATTTACGAAAAAAAATAAATCTTGCTGATGAACAAATTAAGAGTGTCGATCGAATATTAAAATCTCTTGCAAAACAAGATAGTGAATTTTCTAATAGTCAAAGAAGAACAATGATTGCACTAAGAGCGTCTTTAGTTGGACAAAAAGCACAAGATCAATCAACACTAAGGAATAAATTTATACCAGAGGATTTTACTGTTGGTGGTAATGTTTATGATGGTGCAACAGGACAATTTAAAGGAACTACTGCTGAATTAAGCGGAGATAAGAAAGAACAACCTTTAAACGACATTCAAAAAGGAGCAAAAGCATACTTTGATACTATTGGCGATTTTGCAAAGCAAACTCAAGATGCTGTAGCTGGTGCATTTAAAGGTATGGAGGATGCTCTTGTTACGTTTGTACAAACAGGAAAATTAAACTTTAGCGATCTTGCAAGATCAATAATGGCAGACCTAACCAGAATGTTG